CGTTTACTGACGGGTCTATGGTATCTCGAGATACTGGCGGAGTTTTAAAATTAACTAAACCTGACGGAACGTCGATTAGTACCGAACCAATATCGACTATATTAAGTACCGGCATAGTTAAAAATATTACCGGACAGGCAGCATCAGCAGCAGTAAATTTATTAACAGGCGGAGTTAGTAGTAATATTCTTTCAGACCCTACCAAATTATCCAGCGGTGTAAAAAATTTACCTAATCTTGTTCCTAACCCATTAGAAAATCTTGCTTCGTATTCACCTATATGGACCATGGCCTGTCTTGAACAGGATCAGTTCAATAATCCCGCGTCATACAGAAACAATACTTCTGATTTAAAGCACGTGGTGTTTGCGTCAGGCGGACGATTTGATAAACAGCGTGTGGCAACGATCTACGGTGCCCCAGAATATTTTGTCAACAATTTTGTCATGCAGACAACTATCGCTGCCAATCAAAAGACAGGCAACAGCAATGCGTTCAAATTTACATTTGATATCATCGAACCTCACAGCATGGGACTGTTATTACAAAGTTTACAGAATGCTGCGATCAAAGCAGGACATCCTAACTATCTAAACAAAGCACCATTTGTTCTACGATTAGATATTATGGGATACGATGAAAACGGTGTAATCATGACCTCGATTAAACCTAAATTCTGGACAGTGGCCCTAACAAAAATAACATTTAAGGTTGATGAGAACGGCAGTAATTATAAAGTTGAAGCAGTACCAATGAGTCACAAAGGCTTTTCAGATACACTGACTACAGCCTATAATGAAATAAAATTGTCCTGTTCGAAGAGCGGAACAGATGCTGGGTCAGTAAAAGATTTATTGACCACAGGAGAAAATAGTCTGTGCAAATTTTTGAACGACCTTGAAGATGCCAACTACAAAGATAAAAAAATCGGAGTCAAGGACGAATATGCAATTGAGTTTCCTGAAACATCGGACGAATTTACCAACAGTGCAATAATACCGGGAGTTACGGTTCGTGCTACTAAAGATCCTAATGCCCCTACTCAGCAGACAGTCGGTGGAACAAATGTTACGGTGTCAACGGCTTTTGGTGAAAACGACATTGGCAAAGCAAAGTTTGGATTTGACCAAAAAGATGGCGGTGCGTTTCAATTTAAGAAACACGGCGATCAAGTTGATGCCAAGACAGGATTAGTCAAGCGCGACCAAATGACTATCGATCCTACAGCCAGAGCTTTCCAGTTCAGCCAAGGACAAAACTTAATCGCCATTATCAATCAAATTATTCTAAGTTCTGATTATTCAAAGGCCGCACTTGATCCTAAAAATGTCACAGATGAAGGCATGATCAAATGGTGGAGGCTTGATGTGCAGATTCAATTGCTCGACTGGGATCCGCTGGTAGGTGATTATGCACAAAAGGTAATCTTTAGAGTTGTACCGTTCCTTGTACATCACTCGGTGTTTTCTCCTCCAAGTGCATTGCCTATTGGATACGGAGAATTACAGAAACAGATTGTAAAAGAATACAATTATATCTACACTGGACAGAATTCAGATGTATTAAAATTTGATATTGAAATTAATAATTTATTTTTTACAGGTACTAATCCTGGAGCAGAAAAAGACTCTGCAAAAATTGCCAACAAAGATCAACAGGGTGTTGCAGAAAATAAAGATAAAAATACTGAAACAGTACAAGGCGGTGAAGTAACTGCTCAGGTAACTTCTATGGGCCGAGCCCGCACTGCTAAAGATCCTAAATTATTACGTAAACCATTAGGCGGATCTGGTTACAAAAATGCAGAGCAGCAGATTGCAGAATCTTTCCACAAGGCATTTACCAGCGCAGGCAGCGGCGACCTTGTTAACGTCAATCTTGAAATTATAGGCGACCCCTATTGGATGGTAGACAGCGGCATGTCTAATTATTTTGCTCGACAAGATCCTAAGTCAAGATTTTTAACAGAAGATGGAACCTGTAATTATGAAGGCGGCGATGTTTTTGTATATCTAACATTTAGAACACCAGCAGATATCAGTGAAACTGTAGGCTTATACGAATGGCCCACAGCTGGCAAGGAAAGTCCATTCAGCGGAATATATAGAGTTGTTAGTTGCGAAAACACCTTTGCGGATGGCCTGTTTAAACAAAAACTTAAATGTATTAGACAACCCGGGCAGAGTCAAGACTACGGTACTAATAATCCTAACTCATTGGCACAGATGGCTATCGATAAACTTAAAGCATTTGCAACACGAACTACAACAGACGAAAAAACAAAAACAAATCCAGCCGAAGAAACAACTTCGATCGAAACAGATCCAGATACTGGACCAGTATATCCAGACGACGACGGCGGATATTATGCAGATCAAACAGAAACTGGCGGCGGGTATGATCCAAACAATCCAGACGGATACGGAGTAGCATAAAATATGGCACAAGAAAAACGTAGTGTATCGGGGGCAACAGAAAATATAGGCATAGGCACAGGTCCTTACCTTGCAAGAATTGTCAGCCACCTTGATCCTACATTCATGGGCGGATTAGAAGTAACAATATTTAGAGAGCAGGGCAACAGCAATGCAGACGATACACAGACTTATAATGTCAGATGTGCATCTCCTTTCTTTGGGTATACAGGCTTTGAGTTTCAAGGAGACAACAGTGCATTAAAGTCGGGTAAAACTATAGAGGCCTACAACGATTCACAAAAATCATACGGCATGTGGATGGTACCGCCAGACATTGGGGTTACAGTGCTTGTGGTGTTTGTGGACGGTGACCCGAGTCAAGGATATTGGATCGGTTGCATTCCAGCAAGATTTTCTAATAATATGGTTCCAGCCATCGGCGGTTCCGATCAAATTGACATTGACAAAGCAGATAAGGATCGCTACGGAATTACTAAAGGTCCAGAACAGTTTCGTGTAAAGACGCTACCTGTTACAGAAATTAACAAACGATTAAATGCCAAAGAACAAAAAATTGATCCAGAAAAGATTCCTAAACCAGTACATCCGTTAGCTGATGTATTATTAGAACAGGGACTATTACTCGACGATGCACGTGGTGTAACAACTACTTCTGCAAGACGAGAAGCTCCGAGTATGGTATTTGGAATTTCAACTCCCGGACCATTAGATAGAAGACCTGGAGCCAAGCGATCTAAAATTGGTAGTATACAAAATCAAACACAAACCGCAGTACCAGTGAGTCGCCTCGGTGGCACACAGTTTGTTATGGACGATGGCGATGATAGATATCAGCGAGCAACACCTGCAGGTGGTCCTAACGGCGGCCCTGTAAAGTATACTGATCGTTTAGAAGCCAATGCCAATAAAGTAGAGAAGGGCGAAAACCCTATACCTTATAATGAATACTTCCGTGTGCGTACTCGTACCGGACATCAACTATTGATGCACAACAGTGAAGATTTAATTTATATTGCTAACGCGAGAGGTACAGCATGGATAGAGCTTTCGTCTAACGGTAAGATAGATATTTTTGCTTCAGACAGTGTTAGTATTCATACAGAAAATGATTTCAACTTCAAAGCAGACAGAGATGTTAATATTGAAGCAGGCCGCAACATTAACATGAAAGCAGAAACAGGCAGGATGCATGTTGAAACATTTACAGATTTAGAATTCCTTGTTAACAATGATGCAAAATTAACCGTAGGTGCTAATCTTGATATTCTTGTTGGAACAGATACTAAGATATCACAGACTGGAAATTTCGAAGTAAACACCAACGGAGATAATAGACTTACCGCAGGACAAGATACCAGCTTTGGCAGCGGCGGCAATCATAAAGAATCAGCAGCGCAGATACACATGAACAGCAACTTGCCAGCAGAGGCAGCAGTATCTGCTACTTTTGTAAAACCCTTGACACTAAACGCCAACCCCGCAACCAGCACAATAAAGTCGTGGGCTGATGCAAGATATCAATCAGGAACCGTTGACAGTATTATGAAACGTGTGCCAATGCATGAACCTTGGTTACTTCACGAAAACCAAGCGCCAGCTCAGGTCACTCCAGATAATACTGATCGAGATAATTCGGACTAACATATGACTAATAAATTATACAATCAAAAAGTAGTAGCCACTAATGTTGCGTCAGTTGGAGACAACGGCGGAGCATTTACCTATAAAGGGTTTAGTTCAAAAGAAACTAAACGCAACTATAAACTCTACGACATTGATCTTGTTAAACAAGATCTAATCAATCATTTTTATATTCGCAAGGGCGAAAAGCTCGAGAATCCAGATTTTGGAACAATTATTTGGGATATGTTGTTTGAAAACTTTACTGAAGATGTTAAAACAATGATTGCTAAAGATGTAGAAGGAATTGTAAACTACGACCCCAGGATTGCGGTTAATGCTGTTACGGTCGACAGCACAGATCAAGGCATTAGAATCCAAGCAGATATAACATATCTTCCTTTTAACATCAACGAGCGTATGACTTTTGACTTTGATAAAAACAATTCTATCGTAAAGTGACCACATTATTTTAGGTGGTAAATATGATATCAGGAATAGAAAATGACAACAACCAGCAGACAAAATAACTTAATTTTAAACCAAGATTGGACAAGGATCTATCAGACATTTAAAAATGCTGATTTCAAATCATACGATTTTGAAAATCTTCGCAGAGTTATTATCACATATCTTAGAGAAAATTATCCTGAAGATTTCAACGACTATATCGAATCGTCAGAATATATGGCCATTATCGATGCAGTCGCTTTCCTGGGCCAGAGTCTTGCTTTCCGTATTGATCTCGCCAGCCGAGAGAATTTCATCGAATTAGCAGAAACTAAAGAAAGCGTTCTACGTCTTGGAAGAATGTTGAGCTATAATGCCAAGAGAAATATTTCAGCCAGCGGATTATTGAAGTTTTCTACAGTAAGCACTACAGAAGAAATTCTTGACAGTAACGGAAAAAATCTTGCTAATCAGGTTATCACCTGGAATGATCCTACAAACACAAATTGGCTTGAACAGTTTATTCTTGTGTTGAATTCTGCAATGTCAGACAATACAGAATTTGGTCGTAGCCAAGGATCTGCTACAGTTCAAGGAATTCCAACAGAACAATATAGATTTAGAACTACATCAAATGATGTGCCTATTTTTACATTTAATAAAACAGTAGCCGGTAGGGGCATGGCATTTGAAATTGTCAGCACTTCATTTAGAGGCAGCGAAAGTATCTATGAGGAACCTCCTGTTCCCGGTAATCAATTGGGCTTTGTTTATCGCAATGATGGAACTGGCCCTGCCAGTGCAAACACAGGATTCTTCTTTTTATTCAAACAGGGCAGTCTTGAGCTTGCTGACTTTTCAATCGATGTTCCGACAACTAACGAAAAAGTTGCGGTCAACGCCTACAATATTAATAACGATGATGTTTGGTTATTTAAATTAGCAGGCAATGGTGCACAACTTAATCGTTGGGCCAAGGTATCAAATCTTGTTGGCAACAATATTGCCTACAATAGTATTTCAAATAATATTAGAAATATTTTTTCAGTACAGACAAAAGAAAATGATCAAATTGATTTAGTATTTGCTGACGGTGTCTACGGTAATCTACCACAAGGTGCTTTTAGAATTTACTATCGAATCAGTAACGGCCTGTCATATACAATCGCTCCTACTGATCTACGCGGTATTAATATTGGAGTTTCATACTACGATAAAAAAGGATTGGAACATAAGCTAACAGTTGGCTTGGCGTTACAAACTACTGTGGCATCATCATCGCCGTCTGAATCGATCGATTCGGTTCGTAAGAATGCTCCGGCAACCTACTACACACAAAATAGAATGATTACCGGAGAAGACTATAATCTTGCTCCGTTATCAAGTAGCCAAGATATTTTAAAAATTAAATCAATTAATAGAACCTCCAGCGGTATAAGTCGTAACTTTGAAATTATTGATGCTTCTGGAAAATACAGTTCTGTTAATGTATTTGCTGACGACGGATTCATGTACAAAGAAGATACTGAACGTACTTTGAGTTTTAAATTTACCAGCAAGATAGATATTATCAATTTTATCAGAAATAACATTGAACCAGTATTTTCAAGCACCGATGTGTATAATTTTTATATTACCAAGTTTGATAAAATTTTGTTTGCCGATACAAACGTTGTTTGGCAAACAATAACCGGCGTTACCGGATCATCAACTGGATACTTTAAAAGTGTTATCGATAACACACTGTTTAAAGTTGGATCATATTCTACAAACAACTTAAAATATGTTGTTCCCGGAGCCTTAATTAAATTTGTTCCACCGACTGGTTATGCTTTTAAGAAAGGCAAAATAGTTGTAGCAGATTCAAACGACAGCGAACAAACAGATAGACTATGGACAAAAGTGGTCAAAGTAGTTGGTGACGGTACAAATTCAGGACGTGGTGCTCTGGCATCAGGATTAGGCCCTGTGACCTTTAGTGATATAGTTCCAGTTGACACTTCAGGAGCAGTATTTCCTGTTGCTAAACGAATAGTACCTAAGTTTGTCAACGACCTACCTGCAGAAATCGAATCAGAAATCGTTAATCAATCATATCAAAATTTTAATTTTGCTCTACGCTATGACATTGAAAATACTGCATGGAAAGTAATTACCGCAGGCAATCTTGATTTAATATCTAATTTTAGCTTAGGCAAAGCAGGAGATTCAACTAACAATAGTCTTGATTCGTCTTGGATTTTAGCCTTTGTTAAACAGGCAGACAAATATGTAGTGCGTGTCAGAGGATTAAATTATGTATTCGGTAGTGTAGAACAAAATAGATTTTATTTTGATGCCAACGAAAAACAATATAATGATCAATTAGGAACAGTGGTCAAAGACCATGTCAAGGTATTGGGTATTAATAAAACCTATAATTCAGCCACTCCTATTAAAACTGATTTTTCTTTTGAAATTGATGATACTATAAAATTTGATGACGGATATGAAAGCTCAGTTGAAATTAAGATAGCTTTCGCTGACAGCGACGATGACGGAGTTATTGATAATCCAGAACAATTTGAACAAATTGTAGGAGAAGATGCTTCTTTGAACTATCTATTTTTTGTAGAAGCTCCCGATGCATCGGGAGCAACAGCTTACGAGTTAGTTGATAATTCTACAGATACGATTTTAATTGAAGAAAAAGAATCAGCAATAGATTTTACAAATACCACAAAGTACCCAGACGGTCAGTTGATATATTTTTATGATATTGACGAAAACAGAATTAAGATGGTAAACAGAACAACTAATACATTAGATCTAAAGAGCAATTACAAAGGGCTTGTAGGACGTAGCAATTTAAAGTTTCAATATGTACACAATGCATCTGTTGATAGAAGAATCGATCCGAGCTCCAGCAATATCATTGATATTTTCTTAATGACAAGATCATATGATAGTGCTTATAGGATTTATCTTGCAGGCGGCTCAACTACTGCACCAGAAGCTCCGACCAGCGATAGCTTAAGAATTACATTTGGAACAAAATTAAATGCAATCAAATCTATCAGCGACGAAATCATTTATCATCCTGTAAAATATAAAGTATTGTTTGGTGCTGCTGCTGATACAAAACTACAGGCAGAATTTAAAGTGGTTAAAAATCCAGCCTTGACTATCAGTGACAACGATTTGAAAGTACGAATTATCACAGCAATAACTACATTCTTTGATGTTAACAATTGGGATTTTGGTGACAGATTTTATCTTAGTGAGCTGACAACTTATATTTTAAATCAAACAAGTCCTGCAATCAGTAACTTGACTATCGTTCCAAAGCAGGCAAGCCAATCGTTCGGTAGCTTATTTGAAATACAAAGCTCACCAGACGAGATTTTCGTAAGTGGTGCTACAGTTGATGATATAAAAATAGTTTCAGCAATCACAGTATCCGAAGTAAACACAACAGCGTAAAGACTTAAAATATGGCAGATAAAAAATTTACAAAGAGTCAGTTACCAATTAGAAAAACAGTAGAATTATTACCTACAGTTTTTAGAACAGACACCAACGACAAATTTATGTCGGCAGTGGTTGATCCATTGGTTCAACCTGGAGTATTACAAAAACTCACAGGCTATTTTGGTAGAAGATACGGAAAAACCTATAACGGTAATGATACCTATCTTGATACTGATCAAACTCTACGCAGCCGATATCAACTTGAACCTGGGGTAGTTGTTAGAAAAGATGACAAGATTGAAAGTTTTTACGATTATCTTGATTTTAAAAATCAATTAAAATTTTTCGGAAATACAAATGATCACGACGATCAAATAACGAGCCAAGAACACTATTCTTGGAATCCTCCTATTGATTGGGACAAGTTTGTTAATTATCGTGAATACTATTGGGAGCCAAGCGGGCCGCCGGCTGTTGCAGTTTCAGGTCAACAGGCTACTGTTGTCAGCAAATATAAAGTAGCGTTAGGAGTAAATTCATTTATTTTTACACCTGATGCATACACTAACAATCCTACAATCACTTTGTATAGAGGACAAACTTACAAATTTTCGATTGATGCAGCAGGCGAAGGATTTGCTATTCGAACTAATTATGATACTGGTTCGTTGTTGTATAATCCTGCTAAAGAATATGTTAAAGATCAACGAGCAATATACGACGGTAAGCTGTGGAAAGCAAAACAGACAATACCACCTCTTGATGGTAGCAGCATTGATCTTAATACACAAGATTGGGAATTTATAGAATTAGTTTCTACAGGCACTGCACTTGATTATAGTCGCGGTGTAACTAATAATGGTATTCAAAACGGAACATTAACATTTGTTGTTCCTTATGACGCTCCTGACGTTTTGTATTATCAAGGTCTTGTCTCGCCAGATAGAGTTGGTCGATTCCTTATCACAAATATTGAATCCAATACTAAAATCAATATCGATAAAGATATTATAGGCAAAGTAAATTACACCAGCAGCAATCGGGTTGAATTTACCAATGGCCTTGTTGTTGAATTTCTCGGACAGGTAACTCCGTCTATCTATGCACAAGATACTTGGATAGTAGAAGGTGTTGGCGAAGCAATTACACTTACTAAATTTTCAGATTTAGTTGTGCCAGCATTGGTAGTAGATGCTCCAGAAGTGGTATTTGATAACGAAGGATTTGATACTCAGCCATTCGATGACGCTGCAACATATCCTGTACAAAAAGATTATATTACGATTTCCAGAGATAGTGTTGATAAAAATCCATGGAGTCGTTACAATCGTTGGTTCCATAGATCGATTCTTGAATATGCCTATTCTTCTCGTGGGCAGGACTTTCCGGCTACTGAATCAGCAAGAGCAAAGCGACCAATTATTGAATTTAATTCAAATATACAATTACACAATCACGGGTCTATAGCAAAAACAAACGTAGACTATGTTGACGATTATACAACCGATATATTTTCGGTTATCGAAGGAAGTAGCGGCTATAATATCGATGGAGAAGCAATTTTTAAAGGCGCACGAATTTTAGTAATCGCCGATAAAGATTCATTAGCCAATAACAAAATTTATCGTGTTGAGTTTATCACACACAACAGTAAACGTCAAATTACTCTAAAAGCAACTGACGATAGCGATTCGATCATTGGTCAAGGTGTGTTAGTAAGACGAGGCAACAAAAATAAAGGGTTGATGTATCACTTTAACGGTACTAACTGGATATCAAGTCAAGCAAAGACCAAAGTAAATCAGCCGCCATTATTTGATGCTTTTGATGCTGACGAAGTA